AGTAACTTCTCACCAGAAGAGGTTAAGGCGTTGAGTGTTGGCAGTGATCCAAACGGCGGTTATTTTGTACGCCCTGAGGTATCGAGTCGCATTGTCACTCATGTTTTTGAATCATCTGTCTCGGGCTTTCATTTCTAACCACGCCTCAACATCACGGCTAGAGTCCTCTAGCAACTTAGTTGTGGACTTAGGCATTACATACAACTCATGCACTGGGATAGTGCGAATGCCGGTGGTTGCAGTTCCGGTCTCTGGGCGTGATTGTTTCTCACCCACCCAACCAAAAGCAATCTGCCCTAAGTCGGTGCCAATTTCAATAGCATCAGTTGAGATAGTTTCGCTGCTTGCAACTTTACCCATGACAGATGATTCAAAAACATGAGTGACAATGCGACTCGATACCTCAGGGCGTACAAAATAACCGCCGTTTGGATCACTGCCAACACTCAACGCCTTAACCTCTTCTGGTGAGAAGTTACTCATAAACTTATCGCCGGACTTTAAGTACTTATGAAAAGCGGTTTTATAAATTTTATTTTGCTCCTCATCATACTGCTCAGTTTCTTTGTTATAAAAAGCAGGCATAAGGTGTTTATGATCTTGAAATTTTAACTCAAGTATCTTTCCTTCCTTTTCTTGCTCCTCACCTTTTCGGTCGAATGCAAGTTGCAACTCTTGCATTTTCTTTTCCATATCACCGATAGCGGTATTAGATTTTTCTAATGCCTCAGTGTGCAGAGAGTCCTGAGTTTTACCAGCCTTTTCAAGCTCAATGAATTTATCATTGTAGCCCTTAAACTCATGTACCGCTTTGCCCAATGCCTCTTTAATTTCTTTCAGTTTCTCTTCCAAAATTTACCTCACCTGTTAGGATTATTTAAATTGTTTAAGCACATTAAGGATATCGTCTGCTGACTGAATTAAATTCGGGTCAACTGACTTGCCTGCTGCTGCAGTTTGCAGTGCTACTTTAACATCACTATATGTGTGCCCAAGCTCAACCATGTATTTATAAAATAAGTCGGTATGCTCATCTATACCCAACTCTTTTGTATGTGGATTCCAAAACTTTACGGCTGTGGTAAAAGCTTTCTCATTCATGCCGAACGCTACAAAGCTGTCCTCAAAAACTTTTACCTCTAACAAGTCACGTATATCTTTATCGTTATCATGCTTTGATTTAACGGTTGCAAAACCAAACGACTTAGCATCTTTGCCACCCATCTCAAGCGCCAACTCTGATAGTTTAACTTGTTCAAAACCCTCTCTAATGTCTAACGATATTCTAGAGTGAGTGCGCAGACCTTTCTTCTCTTCAGTTGCCTCAGCGTTAAACCCAATGCGAATGCGGGTGTCGTGGTTACGCAAAACCAACCAATGCACATTTTCTTTTATGGTTTTAGCAAATGCGCCTGGCTGTATTCTGTCTCTACCTAAATCAATGTTATTAAAAATACCAGAAAACGCGACTATTGTGGTGGTGTTTGAGTCGTGATCTTTTTTAATCTCTTTAATATCAAAAATAAAGTTTTTAAACTCTACTTTGTTTTTATCTAGATCATCATCCACTATGCACCCCCAGTGCTAAATGCTAAAACACATCTACAGTTAGCAAGCTGCTCAACTGGTGCGCTTGGGTCACCAGGGCCAGTCATCTGCACCGGACTCTTAGAGCCAGGCACCTTAAATTTCTCTTCAAAGTCTATAAGCTTGCCACGGTTTGAAGTGTGGTCTGCAGTACGAGCTTTGCAACTGCATTCATCGTGATATAATTTGTCATCAATAGATTTAGAGCTGCCATCTCTTACTCGATCATCATCGGCATCAAGCCACTCTTTAAATACTTTCGGTAAGCCAAGCGACCTAACGGCTGCGCGTGTACCCTCATTACTTGCAATACTTGTTTCAGTGCGGGCAATAAGGCGGGCACGTGGTCTGCTTATCTCTTTTATTCTTTTACTAAGCTCAGCCGCGATTACAGTTTCATTAAACGCCTCAGCGCCATCCTCAATAGGTTGCTCTAATAGCTCTTGCAGCGCCTCGATCAAAGCGCGTTTAGTTGTAGCGTTTATGATATTAACATTTTCGCCAGCGTGGTTTTGTATGTAAGAATTTACAAAGTCGGCAAACCGTATCTCTGGTGATTTAGTTTCATAGGCCTCATACTGCTTAAGGCTTTTAAATATATTACCGCCAAATGTATTTAGGATAATTCTATAGTTACGTGCTAGCGTTTTCTCAAGCGCCTCACTGGTGCCATCAATAATCGAGCTTATGAGACCACGCGCCTCAGGGCCGTCATTAATAGTTACACCCTTAAGACCTGAGGCAATCGCAGCAACCTGCTTATCAAGTATCGATTTTACCTGCACAGCTAATCTAATCTCTAAAGCTTTTCTTTGCCTCAGTACTTGCCTATGAAATAGCCGCTTGGCTCTTTTACTATGCAGGTTAAATGCTTTTATCTGCATTTCTTTTTTAGGGTCTTTGGGCTTAGGCTTTTTAGGGTCTTTGTCATTTAGCAGTTCTGACTCGTTTTCATCTACATCATCAGCGCCAAACGTTTGCAAGTCATCGATAGGCACAACCGCCGTGCCAACTAGTATGGCATCGTTAACGTTTTCAATTTCTTTTTTACGAGTCTCAAAGCCCGATAGCTCACGCTTTTCATTAACAGATAAAAATGTTATTTTATCAGTCTCGGCCCACTCTTCTTTTTTCTTTTTAATAATCTCCTCTACACCACTAGCATCAATCTCTAGAAATAAATTCTCATCATGCCTGACAGTTATCCATCTATTAAATGCCGTGGCCAAAACTTTCATCACTGGGATGCAACCATTTTCAACTAGAGAGAGCTTAGCTGCCTCATGGTTATTAAAAGATGAGTCACCTTTTATACCAAGTAACATCGGCGGGTAATTTAAACAGAGTGCAATGTCTTTAGCGCTAACATTTTTACCATCAAGCCAGCTCATCTCTTCAGGCGTGAAACTAAACGGTGTCCAGCTTGAATTGCCATCATTTATTATTGGTCTGCCCGCATTTAGGTGGCCCGCTATTTTTTCATCTAACTGCTTTCTAGTTTCAGTACCTTGCTGGTCTGTCATCGGCTTTTCACTTGATATCATGCCACTAGGTACACACTTGTTATCGAGCAAAGAAATATTCCATAGGTTAGATTTATTGTGTTGATCTATTCCATAAGCACACGCCTCAATGGGTGACATGCCCCAAAACTTATCTGTGGGGTTAAATGTTTTGGTGTGCTTTACTTCTGAAAACCCGTTAACTCTGCTAAAAGGAAACAAATGCTTTTTACTGCCTGGCTGCCATGTGTACATAGTAGGCAAGCCACTGGTCATCCCTTTGATATCCATCTCTTCAGGTGGCAAGATTGTAATCTCTGCAGGTATCTCATCGTTAAACATATCGCCTAAGACAAAAACGTTGCCCGTTAATTTATAATAAGACACCCAGCTGATAACAAAATCATTATAGCCCTGAAGTAAATTAGGTTTTTTAAGCAACGTTAATATTGGATGATCGAGTATCTCGGTTTTAGTTTTGCCCGAGCGCTTAAAAAGTTTTAATTTTATCTCTGCGCACTTCATTGCTATTTGTGAGATGGCAGTAAAACCAACCGAATTTAATTGGTAAGCCTCTTTTGCAAACGCCTCAAAGTCTCTTGGCATCGGGTGGTTTCTATCGAATAAATTAAAGTGAGTTGTATGAGATTTTAGATTTAGCCAATTTGCTATGAGCATTTTGATAGTCATTTGATTATCAAATGCTTACGCCCGAAAAAATTACAATAGGGCTGAGGTCAAAACCTATGCTACTGCATAGGTAAAAATGCATAAACCTATGCAGTAGCATAGGTATTTCTTAGAAAAACTTCACTTTTGACGCACCCGCTAGCTCATTAAACACGCCACTGCCAGCATCTACATGATCATCATGCAGCCCGTCAGGAAAGCCGACCAGCTGGCTGTAAAACATTTGTTTAGCATCATCGGGTATCGTAGCTAGGATTTTTACATTGCCTGCCTGGCACTGAGCTGCAAACGGCTTTGAGGCCACAACCTTGTCAACTGTTACCCTCTCTGTGACCACATCATAGCCAGCCAGCATCTTAACAAAGCTTTCTATCTCACCTTTACCGGCTGAGCCTGGGTCTTGAAAACCTTTTACGGTTACTGCAGTTGTGTCTTGACTGGCTACGTTTAATATGTGCCGTTCAATCACATGAGACTTTTCTCTCTCATGGGTTAGGTCTAAAATAATGAAAGAGCCATCAGCACATTTAGCCATTTTATCAGAGCAAGTATAATCTGGGTCTGGATAGCTGTGTGACACTTCACTACCCGCCCTGTCCCAGCACCTAACTATTCTCGTTAGTGACGGTATAGCTAAAACCTCCTCAAAATTCTCACGCATAAATACATTGCCCGCGCTCTCCTCAACCAGCCAGTCGCCCTTTTGCAGTCGTGCCCTATCAACTGCAGTAAGTGTTTTGAGCGTTGCCTCATAGGTCGGGTCACCCTTCATTAAAATTTG